CTTATGAATTATATTTAATTTGCTTGCAATTCAATTTGCATAGAATTTAAAATCAAGTGCAACAAAAGTGCAGCAAGATTTTAAACAATGGCGACCTTTCAAAAACGCAATGGTAGAGTGACAGCTACCGTTAGAATTAAGCCGCATCCGGCTAAATCAAAAACATTTGATACTTTGCGCGATGCAAAGAAGTGGGCGCAAGAAACAGAAGTAAGATTAAAGAATGAAAAGTTAGAGATTTTCGACCATATTATATTTAAAGATGCCTTAATTGAGTACCGTGATACTGTCTCTATTAATAAACGTGGCTATGAAAAAGAACGAAGAAAAATAAACTTTTTATTAAAAGCCATGTATGTAGATCAGCCGCTCATTCAAGTTAATAAAGACTTCTTAACAGAATGGCGTGAGCAAAGGCTTTTAAATGTTAAAGGTGCCACGATTAGGCGTGAGTTTATTTTGCTGTCAGCTTTTTTCACTTGGTGCATTGAGGTCAAGCGATGGCTATCAGTGAACCCTCTACGTGAAATTAAGTTCCCTTCAGAATCACCGCATCGAGAACGTGTAATTAGTGATGAAGAAATAGAAATTTTATTACCTTTCTTATCTACTGAGATGCGCTATATCTTTTTAATCGCTTTACAAACCGGAATGAGACTTTCAGAAATTTGCAATCTGAAATGGGAAAAAATTAGATTGAGTAAAAGCTATTTAATTTTAGACCTTACAAAAAATGGTCGTGCAAGGGAAGTGCCTTTAAGTTCCCAAGCGGTAGAAATCTTTAAATCCATCGGCCCAAAAAAGCAAGGGTATGTATTTAGTATAACTAGCGATGATGCAACCGATGAATTTCGTGATGCTAAATTAGAAGCGGGTTTAGAAGGTTTTACTTTCCATGATAGTCGCCATACTGCAGCAACAAAAATTGCTTTAAAAATCCCGTTGCTTGATCTGTGTAAAATGTTTGGGTGGAGTAATCCACGGCGTGCGATGATTTACTACAATCCCACATCTAGTGAGATTGCAGCGCGGCTTTCACAGCCGTAAGCGAATAACGGCCTTTTATATCTTTGAATCTATGTTCTTTGGCTAGCTTCTTAAATGAATGGTAGGATAAGCCCGGTATACGTTCACATAATTGCGTAATGTTAAGCAGCTCATCGCCTTGGGCTGCTAAAACTTTAGTTACTGCATTCTCACATGCCTTTTCGATGACCTGAGCCAATTCGGATGCAGGCATAGAAACAAATTTAACTTCTGTCATTCCACACCATCCAATGATTCAAGAATAAGAATTAATTGCTTTTCAATCTCAGCGCCTTTCTTAAGACCTAAGCCATCCATAAGATCCAAAACAATATCCCTTGCCCCATTAATACGACAGAACAAATCAAACTCCTGTGCTTCGAGTTTTTGGGCACTCTTTACAACCTTTCTCAGTTTTAAAGCGAGTTTATCGCGTGACTTTGGCTCAAACTCTGAATTTTCTTTATCCAGTCCACGAGATAATGAACCTAGTTGACACATAAGTTTAGATGGCTGTTTCATAGTTACGCTCCAAAAACTGAGGTTAAATCAATGTTAAAAATTGCAAGCCAAGCATCTCGGTGATATGAATTTACTTCGGAGAAGCGTTGACCCTGTACAGTCGCTTTTTTAATTTCTAAATGGTGCTCACGACTATATTTAGAGAGCAGGCGACCTTCTTTATTTCCAAAGTTAGTTTTGAGTTTTGTGTTGATTGAGGCCACCGCTGCGAAAGAAATGGATTCACCTAATTTCTGCTTAAGGTCTTCATTTTCACGCTTAAACTTAGATGCAGTTGCCATGGCTGTAGCCTCTCGGCGACTACCAATTTCCGCTTTGGTTGTAATAGCATGGTCGCGTTCAGTCCGAGCTTGCTGTAATTCTTGAGTCTTGCGAAGAATCACATTATTAGCGACCTGCAGAGCCTTAGCCATTATGATTTCAGGATCATCGTTTTCTTGACCTGAAATATAGCCACCATTTTTACGAATGCTTGGCAATACATCAGAAGTAACCCATTTCTTAAATTGCTTAGCTTCAGGTTTACGGCTTTTCAGTGTTGCGGAATAAAGACCTGATTCATTAATGATAGATACTTGGCGATCTTGCAATACACCATTCTCAGACCTGATACGCAGATTGTGCGTATCAGCTTCATCAAAATCCAAATTGCGTACCATATCTGGTGCGTTGCGATACCCTAAAACCGTTGCCACATCAGGAGCAACAAACCAAATTTCACCATCCTCTTTTATAATGGTGCGAACTTCGTTTTGATTGAAGTTAAAAACAGATATTTCACTCATCCCTCAGCTCCCGATTCAATATCCAGCTTCATTGCACCTTCTTCAGGATATTCGGTCATCCAAAAGTAATAGCCTTTGCCACTGTGCCCATCTTCAAAAAATTTAATAGTTAATTCAGTCTCAAGTTGATCTAAATCATTTTCACCATCTGGATTTACAAATTCGAGAAGGCTTTTTAATTGGTGACCATTAAGAGTTATGCTCATTGTTCTGCTCCCGATTCGCTTGCTACCAATGCTTGATAAACAGCTTTTGCTTCATCCAAGTTTAGAAACTCAGCTTCTGAGCCTGTAGGACCTAGGCAAACACTTGCTATAGCAATTATTGTGTCGTTCTTTGGTTCCTTTGGAATTAGAATGTGAGTATCTGGCACCGCCTGAGCTTTGGCTTTTTGCCACAAATCCCATCCATAATTAATTTCGGCTAGGGCAGATAGGTTAATTTCAGTTAGTGGCAAATGAGCATGTAAGCAATATGCATTGGTTGCCTCATCAAATTTGACTATCTTGAAAACCTTGTCACTGTGTTGAGCCTCAAACTCACTTCTTAACTTATTCAAATCTAACATTAGCCTTCTCCTCAAACTCTCAATGGCATCAACAGGCCATGTACGCCGTCCACAAATTCCACATAAGTTGAAGTAGTGGCACCAGATGGATAAAAGAGAGGGAATCGGCAATTAAGAATTTTGGAGCATTTCGCGAAGTTGCTCACATATTCTAAATTCCACTGTACAAACTCTTTAGGGGGTTCGGTCGGTTTAGGAATATCAACACGGCTTATATCTGGAAACTTACCCTCAATTGGACGAAAGAATTCAAACATCCCATTTTCGTAATCCAATAACCAAAATTCATCATCAATTTGGCTTAAAGTGATAGTCTTTACTTTTGGGTTATTACCGACCTTTTTAATAAAAGATTTAACTATTTCAATTGGGATAATCACCTCTATATCTTGAACCTCTGGAGCATCACAGATCAGGGCACAGTGACCATTTGTGGCAGCCATCATTCCATCTTTAACCAACACGCCCATTAAGTAGAACCTTACTTCACGCTGTGCAGCAAAAAGGCTTGTTGCTTGAAGATGCCTATAAGTTAGGGTTACTTGCCTCTTAAAATTCATGGTTGCACCTCTTTGTTGTTTGCAAATACGGTTGCGAATGTGGTTCCAGCAATTTCTGGCAATACGTCTTTAGCTTCTTCAAATGCACGCGCCTTTGCTGCTGCTTCTGAATCTAGAGTCATGGAGTCGTTATACTTCTTCCATTCCTCTTTAGATCGGCGATCCAAGAAACCACCTAGTAAGTGAAGGATCTGTTTTGTTGCACTATTGGTTTTCTTGTAGCGGGCATCTGCTTCCAAGGCTTCTAAAGTTGCTACTCGTGCCAATTCGATGATTTCTTCTTGTGACAAGTTATCGAAAAAAACTCCTAAAATTTGATCCGCCTTTTTAAGGTCAAGATCCTTACTAGGATTGAGTAGCCTTTGTTTTACATCTTGCGGGCTGATCTTATGTGCAAGCCTATTTCGTCTAAAGCGTATTACATTGTTCATAATCAAGCCTTTAAATGATTTTCAAATTCTTTATAAAGTTGGGTAGCTGCTTTATTCATTTTTCCGTCATACATGATGTGTACGTTTCTAGGAAAAAGTTTGCTGACTGTGGCGCAATAAAACTCCATACGCCCACATGGTCTAACAATTCCGCGATACCCAATCTTTGTAAGCCACAATAAAAACGCCTTAAAAAGAACCTCCCTAGAGAGGTCGGCGTAATTAACGCCGTCCGTCATTTTTAAAACCTTCTGTAAGTGTTTTTAGAGATGGCTGCATTCGCTGGAGCTAAATGATTTATGTTGATTTCTTGCTTCTCTGGGGCAACCTCAAGGTGCGTAATATTATTTTTCAGCTCATCAAGTTGGTATTGACCACCTGTTAATTGAGCAAGCTCACCGTTGTGATAATCCTGAGACATTTCTGCCTGAGTTTTAGCGACACCAATAAGACGAAATACTTTATCGAAAGATAATTTGCTTAAGTCGTGGTCCTTTAATTTATCCACTAGACTTAGTTCAATTGCAGAGAGTAGGGCGTTTATATCGCCCATATCATTTTTAGCTTCGCTACGTGCTGTAACAAGGTCATCCACAGTCACGCTTTTGTTTTCTGGAAAAAGTTGTGAACTAGTACGCATGATTATTCCCCTTTATTTTTAAGTAAAGTTAAGCGTTCTTTGTGAGCATCGATTAGAGCTTGATAGCAATCACTAGTACGGCCATCTAAAGCCATTAAATCTTCAGTGGACACAACGCCTGAGCGAATCTCAACTTTGCGACCAGGACATGTTTTGGAAAAATACTGTTTTGCACTAATGGCATCTAACAAATCAATAAACCACTCTGATGACATAGAGATGCCTTGGTCAGACTCATCTAATGCTGTAGCCATGTAATAGTGACAAGCACTTTCAGTGTTTTGAGTTTCTTGCCAAAGCAATGTTTCATCATAATTTGGTACAAGTTTTACCAACTCTTCATGAGACATTTTCTGAACTTGAAGATTTATTAGTCGGTACTCATGAAAATTGAGCCAAACTCGCTCCCACATTGGCGCCTCTTCGTCTTCAAAATTTAAAGCAGAGGTGGCAAAAGCGCCTGCAGTAATGTAGTAATCCACTTCTGGATTTGAGCTTTTTAAGCTTTCTAGCTTTCTTTCTGCTTGATCAAGATGAAAGAACGGACGGTTAATAATTCCAAATGGGTAAATTTCTTTACCAGTAATTTGAATTGAAAGGTAATGGCATGAGCTTTCATCTGCCATCCATGCATCAAGCTGAGAAAGTAGTTTTTCAGCAGGCTTGTTTTTATTAGTAGAACGGAGATGCGAATTAGCGCCGACTTGTTGACTAATATCTGTGATTTGGTTCATAATGTGACCACCAAAAAGTTACTTGTCCCGATCCTCGACCAAAATTTTCAGGACAAAAATTTATCTTAAAATACCAGAGCATTGACTCTGGGTTTCGTGTTTATAAAATGAATCAATCATTTTGTGTAATTTAAGATAAATCATTTTGTTTAAAC